CACTTTTGTGCATGCGTGCAAATTGAAATGAAATGAAAAAAAATAGTAATCCAATATCAGATGGTTTTTTTAAGGGTGTTACTTTAAAAAATAAAGTGATAACCAAAACCGAACAGGTTGAAAATAAACTATACAAAAAAATCAATCGGCACAAATGGAAAAATGCAAACAAGATCGAAAACGATGTAATTGAAATTAAAAAATTAATTGCTGAATTAGATAATTGCACATCGATTAATCTAATATCAAAAAAATTCGATTCGCCAAGTATTATAAAAACAATAATTGCCGATGTTAAAAATTTATATGTTAGTACATTTTCAATTTCGCCGGCCGGTATAAATGCATTTATTGAAATAGTAAACAACAATCAAATCGATGAATGTATTTTGTTGCTTAGTTCGATTCATACATCAAAATGGTTAATAACCTCAGAAGCATATAAAATTTTTAAAGGCAAAGTAAAAATTAAACTTTGCCGGAACCATTCAAAATTTATTTGTATCGAACAAAAAAGCGGTTATTTAAATTTTGTTGGATCCATGAACTTTACAAACAACCCACGATTTGAAAATATAACCATTGATAAAAGCAAAGAAAATTTTGTTTTTTATCGCGATTTTATAAAAAACGTAGAAGCCAGAACCTTATGAGTGGAAGAAAAAAAACACCGGATAGTATTAAAGCCATGCGCGGCACAGATCAACCATGTAGATTAAATAACAATCAACAACCGGATTCGATAACTGATAAAACCGCAATTACCAATGCATCGCAATTAAAAGTATTAAAAACGAAACGCGCAAAGGATATTTTTAAACAGAAAGCCAACCAACTGTTAAATTTAAATCTTTTAAACGATTTGGATTTAGAACAATTGGCGATATATGCCAATAATATGGATTTAATTTTTACATGCATGACCGAAATAAAAAAGAAAGGTCATTATTTGGAAATTTTCAACGAAGAAGGTTTTGTAACCGGTTATGTTGAAAACCCATATATCAAAATGTACAAAGATATGGTAACATTAACCAATAAAATGGCATCGGATTTTGGTTTTAATCCTGTTTCGCGGGCCAGATTAAGCATAATTCCAGGCGACGACAAACCAAACATTTTAAAAGAGTTTCTAAATGGCTAAAAAAAAGTTACACCCCGCAGAACAATACGCCGACGATGTAATATCAGGTAAAATAATTGCATGTGAATTTGTAAAAAATGCATGTAAACGGTATTTCGACGATCGCGAGAATGGCGAAAAGCGCGGTATTTACTTTAACGAAAAGAAAGCATTAAAAGCAATTAAGTTTTCAACTCTTTTAAAGCACTTTAAAAGTAAATCGGCAAATATGCCATTTATCCAGGAACCATGGCAACAATTCATTACATGGAATTTATACGGTTTTGAGCGCGCCAACGGCAACCGACGATTTACACAGGCTTATATTTCAATACCTAAAAAAAACGGGAAATCGACATACGCGGCATTTATTGGTACAAAAGGCCTTTTAGTTGATGGCGAAGAATCTGCAGAAATATACACGGCCGCCACAACCCGCGAACAGGCAAAAGAAGTATTTACATTTGCCAAAGAAATGTTAAAACGTTCGGCATTAAATCAATATGTTGGTTTATTCCAAACATCAATAACGTTCGAAGAAACGGCCAGTTTTATAAAACCTTTATCAAGTGAAGCCGACACCTTCGAAGGTAAAAACCCGCATGTTGCAATTGTTGACGAATACCACGCACACAAAACCGATGAACTTTATAACAATATTAAAACCGCAATGGTTGCACGGCCGCAACCTTTAATATTGGTTATTACAACACGGGGTTACAACAAAAACGGGCCATGTTTTCAAATGGATAAAACAGCAATCAAAATTTTAGATGGAAGTTTACAACAAGATAATTTTTTTGCAATAATCTATTCATTGGACGAAAACGACAATTGGGAAGATCCGATAAATTGGGCCAAGGCAAATCCAAATTATGGTATATCAGTAAAGCCCGATATGATGAACGATTTATTTATCGATGCAAAAAACGACTCAACAAATTTAGTATCGTTTCAAACTAAAAATCTTAATCTTTGGGTTGATGCTGCAAAAACATGGATTTCTGATAAAGAATATATGAGATGCGCCGGCATAATCGATATTGAAAAACTAAAAGGCCGTAAATGTTGGGGCGGTCTGGATTTGGCCAGTGTAAACGATACAACATCATTAAAATTGATATTTCCTGACGAAGATAATGAACGTTTCGATGTATTAAGTTTCTTTTGGTTGCCGGAAATGTCATATAAACAACGAATTAAAAAAGACAATGTAAATTATGATGTATGGACCAAAGACGGGTTTATTGAATTGACACCCGGAAATGTAACCGACTACAACCATATATTTGCACGTATAACCGGTTTTACCAAATATGGCGAGAAAACCAAGGAACCCGGAATAATTGATATGTTCGATTTGCAATCAATCGCATTCGACCGGTACAACTCTACACAATTGGTTATTGATTTAATGGAATCCGGTGTTGAAATGTCGGCATTTGGTCAGGGTTTTGTTTCAATGAGTACACCAACCAAAGGAATACAAAAATTAATTTTAGATGGTAAATTAAACCACGGCGGCCATCCGGTCGATCGTTGGCAGTTTGGTAATATTGCAATTGCAAGAGATCCGGCCGATAATATTAAAATCGATAAACGTAAATCTTCCGAAAAAGTCGATGGCCCGGTTGCACTGGTAATGGCTTACGGCGAATATTTAACAGCACAAGCCGATGGCGGCGGCGGTGGTCAATTGTTTTTCATGTAAGCACGATCGATTTTTGTTTATATTGCATATTTCCATGTGTATAATGCATATATATTGATCTAAAAGCAAATTGAAAAAATTGATATAGTACTATTTATAATCATTTACACCGTTTTATATTTCTATTATTGATATGCATTATAAACATATTTAATATTGCATTAGTAACTATTGCAATATCTAAATATGTAATATGTCCATACGAAGTTTTTTAGGATCCATAAATAAGCGCGAAAACCGCAATTTCACATTAACAGATGTTAAATCATTAAGGGATGTTTTACCCGAATTATTCGGCAAAACACTTTCGGGGGTTAGTGTAACGGCTGATACATCGATGGGATTATCGGCCGTTTTTTCCTCTGTTCGCGTTATTTCCGAAGATCTGGCAAGCGTGCCAATGGAAGTAATAAAATCCGAATCCGGTACTAAAACAAAATTATACAATCACTATCTGTATGATTTAATACATAATAAACCAAACCATTACCAAACCCCATTTACATTTTACGATAATTTGGCCGCAATGGCTAATTTATGGGGTAATGCTTATGTAAGAATACACCGCAATGGTAAAAACCAACCCGCCGAACTTGAAATAATACACCCTACAAAAATAAGATACTATTTAATCAATCGCCGATTATGGTATAAATACAAAGAAGAAGAAAAATTAATACGTTCCGAAGATATTATACACATTTGCGGCCCTTCATACGATGGTGTTGCCGGTGTGCCAATGATTCAATTACATCGCGAAACAATCGGCGGCGGTTTAGCTGCAAAAGATTATGGCAATACATTGTTTAGTAATGGTGCATCGCTGAATGGTTTATTAACGTCAGAACAGCGGCTAACTGAGCCACAAATAAAAGAATATTCCGAAAAATGGAACGAAAAATACAGCCAAGGCCCGCACAATGCACATCAAACCGCAGTATTGGGCCAAGGGTTAAAATATCAATCAATTGGAATACCGCCAGACGATGCACAATTTATTGAAACAAAAAAATATTCACGTTCTGAAATTGCCGGTATATTCAGAGTAAAAGCACACAAAATTAATGATCTTGAAAAGGCGACTTTCTCCAATATTGAGCAAATGAGCATTGAACACGTAGGCGATTCAATCCGACCATGGGCAAAACGTTTTGAACAGGCCTTTGAAAGTAAATTAATAACCGCCGGCGAAAAAGCACACATATCATTAAAATTTAATTTGAATGCATTAATGCGTGGCGATGCAAAATCGCGCATGGAATATTACAAAGGAATGCAAGGCGTTGGCGTTTATTCTGCTAATGATATTAGAAGCTTAGAAGGTGAAAATATTTATCCAGGCGGCGACCAACGTTTTATACCGCTGAACTCGATACCAGTTGATAAAATCGACCAGTATTTTGATGCAAAAATTGAACAGTTATTATCTAAAAAACAGAGTGATGGCACAAAAAACAAATGATACAAAAACCGGCAAAAAAGAAGTTCGCATATATAATATGCCAATTGAATTACGCGCAGCCGATGGCGATAATGAATCCCGTACAATCGAAGGTTATGCATGTAAATTTAATTCAATGTCGCGATCCCTTGGTTGGTTTACTGAAATAATCGATGCTGATGCATTTAGTGATATTGATTTATCAACACAAGATGTAAAAGCCTTATTTAATCACGATGGCAATTTAATATTGGCACGTTCAAACGAAAATGCCGATACCTTAAAATTAGAAATCGATACCATTGGTTTAAAATATTCATTCGATGCACCAAACACAACTTTGGGTAACGATCTTTTGGAAAACATACGATTAAAAAATATACAACATAGTTCGTTTGCTTTTATTATTAGCATTGATCAGTGGGAAGAAAAAGAAGGCGAAGACGATATACGAACCATTATAAAATTCAAAGAAATTTTTGATGTTTCACCGGTAACAGATCCGGCATATTTAAATACCGAAGTCGATGTTGCAAAACGTTCATTTGATGAATATAAAAAAGAACGCAACCAACCAACCGCCGAAGAAATACAACGCGAAATTGAAGAACGCGAACGCGAAATTAAATTAGGAATTTAAAAATAAATAAAATCGACCCTGGCCAATGGGTTAAAGGGTAATTATATGTTTAATTAAAAATTTAGAATTATGAAAACAAGTTTAATTTTATCAACACTTTTTTTGGCCATAATAGGGTCAATTTTTGCCGGTGTTTTGGGTGTTAATCCAATGATCGGAGCTGCAGCAATGCAAATTATGCAAATTATTCCAATGCCTTTGGGTATTATGGGTATGAATGCTTTAACTTCTAAAGTTCTTATTGAACAGCGCGAAGCGTTCGATGCTGAGATGTTAGGTTTACATAATACGGCAAAGGCCGAAAATCGTTTATTTAACGATGATGAAAAAACCAAATACGATAAGGCCAAAGAAGAACGCGAAAAGTTAGTACCTCAAATTAAAGAACTTGAAGAACGCGAAGCAATCGAAGAACGCGAAGCACGCCATGCAATTGGTGAAACTGAAAAGAAAAAAGAAGAAGAGACAATACGAAATTACAGTTTTATGAATGTCTTACGTTCAGTCGGCGGAAATAAGCCATTAGCAGGTTTTGAAGCGGAAATGGACCAAGAAGCCAGAAAACAGGCAATTGAAGATGGCGTTGCATTATCTGGTAATGGAATTGTAATTCCACGAATGATTATAGATCCAAATTCTGAAAAAAGAGATATGACAGCCGGAACAGCGGGCGAAGGTGGGTACGCGGTACCAACTGAAATAAGCGATTTTATCGGCTATTTGGGTAATAAACTTGTGTTAACTGAATTAGGCGCGGATTTCATGCCAGGTTTAAAAGGGAAAGTAAAATTTCCAACTGAAGCATCCGTGGCGGCTGCAACTTGGGAAGGTGAAACCGACGACGGTGCAGAAACTTCGCCAACAGTGGGTACAGTTGATTTGACACCAAAACGCCTTGGTACATATACCGATATTTCAAACCTTTTATTACTTCAAACATCGTCAAGTGTAGAAGCAAGAGTACGTCGTCAGTTTGTTAATGCCATCAAAACTGCAATCGAAGCCGCTGCAATAAACGGTTCGGGTACTGCTCCAATACCGGAAGGTATTTTAAATGTTACGGGTATTGGTTCCGTTGCGGGTGGTACAAATGGTTTGGCCGCTGCTTGGTCGCATATTGTAGGTCTTGAATCTGCAGTTGCAGCAGCAAACGCCGATGTTGGTAAAATGGGTTATTTGCTTAACGCGGTAACACGTGGAGCATTAAAAACAACACCAAAGGTTGCATCTACTGAAACTATGATTTGGGAAAGTATTTTGAACACATTAAACGGTTATAAAACAGCAGTAACAAATGCCGTACCAAGTGATTTAACAAAGGGAACGTCTGAGGATGTTTGTTCTGCAATCATATTTGGAAACTTTGCCGATTTACTAATTGGTATGTGGTCAGGAATGGAAATTATCGCAGATCCTTATTCGCAAGCAACAAACGGTATGTTGCGATTAGTAATTAATACATACGCAGATGTTGCGGTTGGGCATGCGGGTTCCTTCGCTGCAATGAAAGATGTTTTAACTGCATAAACATATTTTTTCTTATTACCACCGCCCCGCACTGTAATAAATGCGGGGTTGTGGTGGTGAAAAGAGTTAAATTTTTAAAACCCCAATGGAATGGAAAAAACAATAAAAGTTAAATGGCATCGATCCGGCACCGCATACGGTTTTGGATATAACGCCGGCGATATTTGCGAAATATCAAAAAGCAAGTTTAACGAGCTTGTTGAAATTGGCGATAAAGGCAAAACAAAGATCGTTACCGAAGTAACAGGCAAAGAAGCCAAACCGGAACCGACCAAACCCGAAATAAAAGAAGGTGCAACCGAAGGAAATAAAGGCATTTTGGGTAAAGTAAAAGATTTTGCAAATAATGCAATTGGCGATAAATCAAACCTAAAACCCGCCACCGAAAATAAATAAACTCTAAAATCTTAGATCCTGATTAACCAGGATCTAAGATTCTTTGAAATTTTAATTGTTCACTATTTAATTAAAAAAGCAGTGGAATACATTTTAACAACAGCGGCAACCGAAAAACCATTAACAACGGCGCAATTAAAAGCGCATTTGAGGGTTACACACGATTTAGATAATGATTATATCGATTTGCTCCAAAATGCCGCAATCGAAACAATACAGGATTACACCGATAAACAGATTTTACCGGCAACCTGGACTTTGTTATTAGATACATTTTCCACTAAAATTAAGATTGATAAATTACCCGTTGCATCGATTACGTCGATAAAATATTACGATACTAGTAACGACCAACAAACACTTGCTACAAGCGTTTACCGGTCCGAAGTTCGAACAAACCCCGCAATAATTGATTTAAAAACGGATCAGGAATGGCCCGATGTATACGACCGACCAAATGCAATTGAAATTGCCTTTGTTGCCGGTTATGCCAACGCCGCCGCAGTACCAGAAGCATTTAAACACGCTATAAAATTAATCGTTGGAAACCTTTACAGTTACCGCGACGATTTACAGCAAAAACCAGAAACGACAAAAACAAGCCGGTTAATACTGGCCAAATATATAAAACCCGTTGTATGATAGGTACATTCGATACACATATAACCATTCAAAAAAACCAACCGGCAACACAAGACGAATTTCACGAAGGTGTTGAAAATTGGGTATCTCATTGCACAGCATGGGCGAAAATGGATTATGCCAGTGTTAAAGAATCCAAAAACAACGATCAAATTATTGGATCCGCAAACAATGTTTTTACGATCCATTATCAAATTGGAATAACCGCCGCAATGCGAATTTTAGATGGCGATAATAATATTTACAACATTACCGGACCGCCAAAAGTGGTTGGCCGCAATCAATATTTAATAATCGAAGCTGAAATACTTGATAATCAATAATGGCACAAGATATTAACATACAAATTTTAGGTGTTAAGGAAATTAACCAAATATTAAACGAATTACCGCACAAGGTAAGGCGAAAACATATATTGGCTACATGGCGGCGATCTTCAAAGCCAATGATTCGTTCTGCAAAATCAAATATTCAATCTTATTCGAAATCATTAGCCGCATCGATTGGAAATATAACCGGTCGATCAAAAAAATATCCAACAATTTATGTTGGACCACGCGCAAAGGGTAAACATAAAGCAATTGCATGGATTGCACCATTCGTTGAATTTGGTACCAGTGGAATAAAACGCAGCCGCAAACAAGGATTTAAACGCGATAATGCAAACCCGGCGTTTGGTTGGGTTGCTAAAATTAAACCAGGCGGCCAATATCGCGCGCCACAAGCTGCAAGACCATTTATGCGGCCGGCAATTAATCAAACAATCGAACAAGTAAAAAACAATTTTTACATCGAAATAAAAACAGTATTTCAAAAAACAGTTAATAAATATAATAAACGCCGCGCAATATGATATTACAAGCTATCATAGATATTATTACAGCAACCGAACAAATATATGCGGTTGTAATTCCGCAGGGCGTTAATTTACCCGCTTGTACTGCTTTTATTGTTGGCGATAAGCCAAACCCAACAAAACAGGAAGTTTCAAAACTAAATTTTATAACTGTTCAGATTTCAACATTTGCAAAAACATACAAAGAAGCCGCCGTACTCGATAATGCAATAAAAACCGAGCTAGATGGCTATTCCGGCACATTTGAAGGCCAGCAAATATATATTGAACATAATAATAGCATCGATTTATACGAAGATCAAACACGCGTATACCATCGTGCAAGCGATTATATAATTTATAAAAAATCATAAAATCATGGTAATAATTTTAACTAAAGATTATAAAAAAGAAAGCGGCCGAATTATTAAAAAAGGCCGGCGAATGATAGTTACAAACGAACATGGTTTGAAATTGATCGACAAAAAGGCCGCGCGCCCTTTGAATTTTATCGATAAGGCAACCGATAAAATCAAAGAATTTAAAGAAAAAGCAACTCACGAACCCGAAAATGTTGAAACCGCCGATACAAAACCGGAGAAAGCACCAAAAAAAGAAGTAAAAAAATAAAAACTAAAAATTAATTAATCTAAAATCATAAAATTATGGCAACAACTGGCAATGTATTAGGAAAAGACATTTTAGTCTATGACGGAACCGACGCAATTTCGCATTCGTCGTCATGTTCATTATCACTAAATACCGCAATGATCGATATCGGCGATAAAGATTCGGGCGGTTGGGCAAAGAAATTACCCGACATCAAAGATTGGAATATATCGGTTGATGGGATGGTTGCATATGATGCAACGCATGGTTTCGAAGAATTATTTGATAAATGGGTTGCCGGAACAGCAATTACCGTTAAATTTTCGACCGAAGAAACAGGCGATATCTATTTTACCGGATCTTGTTATATTGAATCTATTACTAAGGATGCACCAAACGGTGATAAAGTAACATTTTCAATATCATTAACTGGTGATGGCGCATTAACAAAAGCAACCGTGGCATAAAAACCATTAAAACCCCTTATTATATGAATACAATAAAAATTAATAAAGTAGATTATCCAATTGTTTTTGGTTGGAATGCAATACGTAAGTTTTCAGAAGAAACAAATATTAATATTTTAAGTCTGGAAAAGGGTATTGTTTCACAAGCCAATTACACATTATTGGCAATTTATATTGGTGTAACCGAAGGTTGCCGAAAAGATAATAAACCATTTGATTTAACAATCGACGAATTTGTTGATCTGTTTGATTCAGATCCCGATGCAATTGCAAATGCCATAAAAGGTATGATAAAATCTTTAAAAATGGTTTCTGGAAAATCAACAAAAAAACCGGTTGTATCAAAAAATGTAAAAACCCCGAAGTCGTAAACTTCGGGGATATTTACGACGAGTGGTTTAGTGTAATGGTTGGTAAGGTAGGAATAAGGCCAAACGAGTTTGGATATCTAACACCATACGAAACATCGTTAATTTTTAATTCTTGGTTAGATCAACAAACAACATTACAGCGCAACGAATGGGACCGAACCAGATGGCAAACAACATATTTAATTCATATACACCAAAAAGAGATACATCGAAAAGATCCGCAAAAAATGTTTCCATTCCCTTGGGATGAAAAAACAAAAACCGGATCCAATACAATACCGAGTACCCGCGAACGATTCGAAGAACTAAAAAAGAAATGGGCATAACATGGGTAAAACTTTAATCGCGTTAACCGCAAAACTTAGTGCCGATACAACCAAGTTAAAACCTGGATTGGATAAAGGCAAAAAGCAAATTAAAGGTTTCCAATCTTCGGTTGGTAAATTGGCCGGAATGATGGCCGGGGCGTTTGCAGTTAGAGCAGTAATAAACTTTGCCAAAGCAAGTGCACAAGCTTATGATGTACAAGCAAAGGCCGAAGCTTCATTATTAACAGCATTAGGCGGCCGAAAAGATATACAAAATGATCTTTTAAACCAGGCAACCGAAATTCAACGCAAAACCCTTTTTGGCGATGAACAATCGATTAATGCCGCTTCGCGTTTGGCCCAAGTTTTAGGCGATGATAAAAAAGCAATCCAAGAATTACTACCATTGGTTGCTGATTTTGCAACAGCCAAAAAAATGGACATGGCACAAGCGGCCGAACTTATTGCAAAAACGGTTGGATCATCAACAAACGCATTATCTCGTTATGGTATAACAATTGAGGGTGCCGTGGGAAGCTCTGAACGTTTAGCAAGTGCAACCGCTGCATTAAATGATATGGTTGGCGGTCAGGCAGAAGCCGCCGCCGGTGTTGGTACCGGATCAGTTACCCAATTATCAAATCGATGGGGTGATTTAAAAGAAGAGTTTGGCGAATTAACAATGTTAATTACCAATGAATTAACGCCGGCGTTATCTGGATTAGTTGAAACAGGTATTGGCGATATACAGAATTTAAATAAGGTAATTAAAACCGATACCATACCAGTTTGGGAAAAATTACTAGGTGTTATATTAGAGACACAAGGTTTTAAAGTCATGGAAGGGATGGCCGAAGGGGCCGAAGAAGCCGAAAACGAAATTAATAAACTATCTATTGCAAAAGAAAATGATATTACAAAGGTAAAAGAGTTAGCGAGAACATACAAAACTGATTTAGTAAGTGCAAAACAAGCAGAAGTAAAAGCCAGTAAAGAAGTATTAACGGCACTTAGAAATGAATTAGAACAGAAAAGAAAAGCAAACGAATTTGCCAAAGAAGCATTTGGCAAAAACGATTTTGCAATGGATGGTATCGAAGATTTAAGCCAAAGAATTGCAGCCATACAAAATTATGCAAACGAAGAAAAAACAGTAATTACCGAACAAATACCACTTTTAGAGAAATTAGCAACTAAGATAAAAGAAGCGACCGAAAACCGCGACAATGCAATAACAACCGAACAGTTGGCCAAATATAATACGTATTTAGAACAACTAAAAGAAGAACAAAAACTTTTACAAGGTTTAACAACCGAAGATATTACCCGTACCGCAACACCCGAAATGTTAAGCGCTAAAAATCCTTTTGGAAATAACGATGATGATGTTGGTATAATAATGGATTTAGCAGAGTTTCAAATGCAATTAGATTTGTGGGAAGATCAAATTGATTTAGTAGATGAATACAACGAAGCAATTGCAAAAGCCGCCATGGAATCGCAAGAATGGGCCGATACTATGACCGCGGCAATGGAAAGCATAAACGATAGTATTGCAATATCAATTGCCGGTGTTATTTCCGAAATGGGTGTATTATTTACAACAGGCGAAGCGAATTTTAAACAATATGTTAGTTCTTTACTCGGTGCCATTCGTGATATACTGGTTGCATTATTAGCACAAGCCATTGCCGGAATGATGGCAAACGAAGTATCAAAAGAAGGTGTTTACGGTTTGGCAGTTGGTGCCGCCGGTGTTGCCGGTTTATTAGCACTTTGGGACACATTAGTACCCGAATTTGCCGATGGTGGTATTGTTTCAGGCGATACAATCGCGCGTGTTGGCGAATATCCAGGCGCAGCAAGTAACCCCGAAGTAATTGCCCCATTGTCGAAACTAAAAACAATGATTGGAACCGGCGGCGGTAAATATGAATTTATTATTCAGGGTACAACATTAACCGCAATATTGCAAAAACAAAATATGAGAGATAACGCATTTTAAATGGCATACGCGACAAAATACCATATACCATTCCAAGGGGCCGAAGTAAATGGCGACATCTATTTACAAAAAGAAGGATATACCGGCGAAATTACTGAGCTGCAAATAATGCACGATGGAATTGAATACAAATCTATTTTCGATGGTTGGTTTGAACCAATATTAAGGCAAAGTTTAACCATTGAATTTTTAAACGATGCCGCAAACTTTTTTGATTTTGCCGATTTATTTGAACTTGAAGAACGCGAATTTAAAGTTGTTTTAATTGTCGATTCAAATACATCTTTTCAGGTTACTTTATTTGATGGTTGGTTAAATTCCGAAATTATAGAACAAAAATATTTAGATAATAGCACTGTAATTTTAACCGCTTCAAATCATTTAAATAAACTTCAATTTGTAGAGGATAACGATCTTGAGGTTATCGAAGAATTATCATTAATTACATATATTAATAATGCTTTATCGGCGGTTGGTATTGGCGATTCAGTAAAATTAAATAATTCATTATTACCATACGGTTATAGTACCGATGGTTTAAACGATTCTTGTTTTTCAAAAGCCGGTGTAATTACTGAACTATTTTGGAAAAATAATATTGAACGATACAACGCATTGGATATATTAAAAAAAATCTTAAAGGCCTTTGATTGTCATTTATACCGATGGAATGGCGAATGGATAATAGAACGATACCGCGATATGTACGCAGCCACAACAATATTTTTTAAATATATGTTCGATACACCATATACATATTATACCAATGCCGGTAAATTTCAGCGATCAAACCCAATAGTTGATATACACGATTTAATTTTTACAGACCGTGCGCAAACAATATCAATGATACCAGGATATAATAAAATCGGTATCTTTTTAAACCAAGTTTGTTTTTTAAATTTATTAATTAACAATTTTACAGAGGGTACGACATACGATTACGACCGGCCCACCCCAAAATACCGCCGTTGGTTGTGGTGGATTTCGCCGGATTATGGTTTTTCTGGCCATTATTATGGTAATGCCGCGTTAAAACATTATAAAATATCTAATTCAATTACCAGGTGGTTTTTTGATGAAGAAGCCGACAACGGATATAATAATATATATGATATTCATAGAGGAATAGCAAGTAATTTTAAATGTTCCGTTATTGGCGATACTAATTTAACCGTACAATGGAAAAACCATATCACACAAACGGTGTTGGCGCTTATAATGAGTGGCGGCGATTACGACGACCATTCGCGCCTTACTTTTGATTGTCATTATTATTTGCGAATTAATGGTATGAATCAATATATTTGGTATGATGAAGCCAACCGAATTTGGGTAATAAAAGATTGGTTTAGAGAAAAAGAATGCTGCAATAAAATTTCAATAAATGGTGCAATATCCTATGCCGCCGATTATTCGCCAACATCATATTTAAACGAACCTAGCGTAACAATTCCATTATCAGAAATTACAAAATTATATACCTATACCGGCCACGATACATACACAGAAACAACAATAGATTTAACCGGCGAATTAGATTTATTTCTAGTAATTGGCTTAACTATGGCACATGATTTTGACGAGAGATACGGCGCCGTATTGAGTGAAGTTTTAGGCGATGTAATTGCATTTACTAGCAACCCCGCAAGTAATAATTTAATTGAGGGTAAACTAGATAATAATGTTTTAGAAAGTAGACAAGAAACAATTGATATTTTTGATTCAGATAATTTTAATTTTAAAAATGCATTATTAACCGGATCCGGTTATACTGTTCGAACAACAGATTGGATAGAATACGGAGATACAGACCAATATTCGATTGCTGAATGGTTGTTAATTTCAAAATTCCAATTATACAATCGAAACCGTAAAAAAATAGTTGGTAACATAAAAAGTACTGAATTTTTGCGGCCATTTTCCTGTTTTTACGATTCAAAAGATAACAACCGTAAATATATTTTGGGATCCTATTCATATAGACCTTATTCTAATACGTATAGCAATATCCAATTTTTAGAATACGATAATGAAGAAACAGTAATATTAAATGAAACGTAATGAGTATAACAGTAGATATTACACGTAAATATATTGATAAAGATTATTTTAGTAATCCTTTTAATGGATCCATTGCGCCGTTTAATGTTGGAGCAACCGGCGGTTCGGTCGATTATACCAAAGTAATTACAAAAAATGTTGCATTAACTGGTTATGTTTGGGATTTACCATTTGTTAATGCATCCGACACGGTGTTAATTAATTGGGATGCAACAAACAATTTATTAAATATAAATGGCCGTATAAAAGTTACCGGCCTTACATCCTTAACAACTTCAAATGTTGTGTATTATTCAACATCAGGATATTTTTACTATGGTGCCTTACCTTCTTATGTTACATCGCAATGGACAAGCGACGGCGAAGATGTATATTTTGGTGGTGGTGTAATGATTGGAGACACCGGCGGCCCTAGTTATACGCTAGAAGTAAACGGCGATGGTTATTTTGATGATAATTTAAAGGTAAAAGGCTATATATATGCCGATGGCAGTATTTTGGTTTCTGAGGGTATTATGTTTAATAATTGGGGAGAAACAACCGCCGCCGCGCAAATTGTTTGGACGGTCGGAACTAATAATTTACAAATTAATGGCGATTGTACATTTGAAGATACAATTGAATTTATTGGTATTGCAAATGTAGAAACAACATCTATATTATACTATAATACAACATCGGGTTTAGTAACTTATGGCGATGCGCCCGCGGATAGTCTTTGGACCATTGAGGATGGCGATTTAACCTATTGGAATACGGTTAATATTGGTGCAATAAATTTGGATGATGTACTGGAATTTAACACCACCACTGATAACCATATTAATTATAATGCTTGTTATTTTGCCGACAATTCTGCAACCGGCACTTTTGCCAACCTTGTTTTGCCTTCTATAAGCAATGTAACAACTTCTTATTCTTTATACTATAATGCATCAACTGGTGCAATTACATATGGCGAAGTTGGCGATGTTTCAGGAACTTATTTAGCATTAACCGGCGGCACGTTAACCGGTGGTTTAATTATCAATGGTACGGTTGGTTCGTTAACTAATGGTTTAATGTTTGGCGATGGTGATTCGGGTATTTATCAATATACCGACGATGTGTTCAGAATTACAATAGCTGGTGCCGATAAATTCCAAATTAATACAAATGGTATAAGTGGTAATAATTCAACAGGGTTTGAAATATTAAGAACCACCGCAACAGATCAAGTTCCAGTATATAGTTTTTCTGGTGATAACGCAACCGGAATTGGTCATGGTGGAACAAATATTCTTAGCTTTATTACTGATTATACCCAAATGTTAAAAATTAGTACTACAGACATACAAGCCGATGTTTTTAATGAATTAACAACTGCAGCTGGTATCACAATTGAAGGTAATTTATTAAAAGATTCATATATAGATCAAACCGAAATTGATATTAAAAGAGATGGAGATAATTTTTTATTGTATGATAGTTTAACCAATTTGCAAATTGGCCGGTTAGCTCTAGAAAGTAAAACAACCGGGAATAATAATATTGGTGTTGGTACAGCTTCTTTAAATAACCTAACAGAAGGGTATTATAATGTTTCAATTGGCGAATATGCTTTTTCTTTATTAACTACCGGATATAGAAATATTGGTATAGGTGGGTTTTCTGGAAGATACCAAACCGGCTCGCAAAATGTTTTCTTTGGTTATCAATCAGGACAAGGCACAAGCGGTTCATCTACAACCTCAAATAGTGTTGGAATAGGTTACAGAGCATTATACAAAATTACAACAGGGGTTAGCAATACAGGCATAGGTACTGGCGCATGTCAAAATACAACGACAGGGCAATATAATATTGGTATTGGCCCTTATACGGTATTTTCAAACACAGTTGGTAATTATAATGTAGGAATAGGCGGTTTAGCTGTTCGATATTTTACAGGTAGTAAAAATGTAGGAATAGGCTACCAAGCTTTACAAGGGGTTAGCGGTTCATCTACAGGCGATGAAAACGTTGCTATAGGAGTTGAAACAGGCGAAGGCATTACTACAGGTTCTTATAATTTATTATTAGGTAATGGAATTGATTTAGGTGATCCAACCGATAGTTATGTAGTGAAAATTGGGCGTGCATCATCGGTTATTATAGAAGGAAGTACAAACGGTGCAAATTCTTATTTAGCCTCACCATATGATTTTAGAGTTGATACTATAACAGCATATACAACCAATAATAATATTACAATCGAATCGGGTTTGGATATAGATACAACAATCGGTGGTTTAGTTGTTCCTCGTTTAACAACAACGCAAAGGGGAGCGTTAACCGCGGTTAACGGAATGATAATATATAATTTAACTAATAATGCATTTAATTTTTACGAAAACGGTGCATGGGTTACTAAATAATAATTAATTAATATGTAAAACTATGAAAATTAACCTCGAACAAAAAGTAAAAGGATTACACGGCGTAATTAAAAACGATTTTGACGTAACAAAAAAAGATACCGATTTAATATTAAAGGATCTTTTAATATTGGTATTAACCACCGAGAAGATTTTAAACGATGATCGATCGGGTTTTAAAGTCGTTAACGATAAATCGGATATTGAAAAATTCGACGATTATAAACTAGGTATGCAAATTACCGATAAAAAAGAAACCGATTTAACCCACGATCAAATTGAAACTATTTTAAAACGTGCCAATTTTTTAGAAACAAATACATTTGGCGCATTGAAAATGATTTTAACAGAATCTTAGATATGACTAAAATTGATCAACAAAAATTTGGTGCCGAGTTGAAAATTATACGTAATAAAATTGTATATCCGGTTTTATCTTCGGTTATCGTTTTATTAATCGTGGCAATAGTCGGGTATTTTGGGTTTATTGGTAAAAATAAAGACGATATACACGATTTGCAAATCCAGAAAGTTGATCAACAAAATTTTAATAAATATCTAAGCGTTCAACAAAAAATAAACACTTTAGCAGAAGAACGGCAATTAATGTTAATGCAAAGAGTCGAACAAATCGAAGTTGATATAAAAAGAATTGAAGAAATAAACGTGGAAATTGCAAGATTACAAGAACAAATAAAAATTCTTCTTTCTGATTATACAATGAGAACCAGAGATGGCGGCGAAATAACTTGTTCTATTGATTTATTTATTAAAGAATGTTGAAATGGCACAACTAAAATATTTAATTATTCATTGTTCAGATACACCGCCAAATTTTGATGTAACCGGCGACCATATCCGCGAATGGCATTTAATTGGCCGTAAATGGTCAAAAGTTGGCTATTCTGATTTAATTAAATTAGATGGTACAATTGAAAACTTAAACGAATACAACGACGATAATTGGATTGATGCAAACGAAATTACCAACGGTGCAAAAGGTTTTAACGGAGTTTCACGGCATGTATGTATTGCCGGTGGTAAAGATGATAATTTTAAAAGCGTTTTTGGATCCTTCGAACTTGTATTAACCGATGCACAATTTGTTGCATTACAGGAATATATAAAAGCATTTTTGGGTAAACACCCCAAATGCAAAGTTTTGGGCCATTATCAGGTAAACAAACATAAATGCTGTCCAGGCTTTAATATTCCTGAATATTTACGATATATTAATATACCAGAAAAATACATATACAATGGGTTGGTTTAAAAGCATAATAAAAGGCGGTATCGATATCGGCGATACTGCAAACAATCTTTTAAGTAAATTAGACGATTCTAAATTTACAGAGCAAGAAAAGGCCGGATATAATAAGCAAATGGCCGATGCAACCGCCGAATTTTACAAACTCACATTAAATGAAAATACGGTAAGATCCAGAACACGCCGCAAAATTGCAATAATGATAATTAAAAATTATTTGGTTGTATTGTGGTTATTTGTTTTATTGTGGGGAGCTAATCAATTTACAACACTTGAAATTGATTTAAATATGTTGATTGAAATAATAAAATTATTTAATATTGTAACCGCTTTTATAATGATCCTGGCATTTTTCTTTGGTGGTTATTATGCTCAGAAATTCAAAAAAAAGGAATAAACCAACATTTTGCAGTACATTTGCAATACATTAATTATATAAAATGTATTATGTAATTGTTTTATTGATACTTATATAATACATCGTTAACCCCTCCAGGTTCACAAAGCGACTTTCTCAGAAAGCCGCTTTTTTTGTTTCTATCAATATATTTGCGCAATTCCTCATTATTTCTTAATTTCGTATTTGTCAGAACTTCGCAGGTTTTGTCATTCTTGCAATACATTTGCAATACTTTTGCAATACTTTTGCAATACATTTTTAATTTAATCCCTGTAAAGATGAAAAAAGCAAGTTACAAAATAAAATTTAACCGACGTAATAAATTATTATCGGATGATACCGCCCCCATCGAAATTGAAGTATGTATTGATCGTAAACAGAAGTTTATAAAAACCGGTTTACACGTAAAAACCGTACAATGGGATCCAGAAAAGAAAAAGATTATAAAACACCCTAATAAGGCGCAATGGAATATATTTTTAAACCAGTTTTTAAGTGATATAGAACAATTTGAAGCCGAATTAAATTTTAAAGGCCAATATATAACAATCGATAAATTAAACACCTATTTAGGCCGTAAAAATCGCGGCACTTTTAATTTTATTACCTGGTGCGAATCCGAAATTGAAAATAATACTATTTTACGGCCATTATCAAAAAAACAACATACTGGAATGGTCGAAGCTTTAAAAACATTCGGTAAGATTACCGAGTTTTCAGATATTAACTATAATAATATTGTTGCATTCGATAACTGGTTACGCTCAGATCCAAAAATCAAACGTAATCAAACAACAATATGGAATTACCACAAACGATTAAAAGTATATATAAACAAAGCCATTGCCGCCGATCTTGTTTTTGTATATCCTTACATAAAATTTAAAGTCGATCGCGGTAAAAGCACAGAACGCAAATATTTGACCGCTGCAGAATTAAAAAGAATTGAAACCAAAGAAATACAAATACCGCGATTGGACCAGATACGCGATATTTTTATATTCCAATGTTATACCGGCTTATCATTTATCGATATTTTAAAATTAAAACCCGAAGATATTACCGAAGATGCAACCGGCGACCGATTTATAAAAACATATCGTAGTAAAACAGAAGAAAAAAGCACTATTTTTTTACTAAAGAAAGCTGAAGCAATTTTAAATAAATATGCCGGCGGTAAATACTTATTGCCCATTTTAACAAATCAAAAATACAATGCATTTTTAAAAGAAATTGCCGTACTATGCGATATTGAAAAGAACCTAACAACACACATGGCCCGCCATACATTTGCAACAACTGTTACATTAGAAAATGGCGTGCCAATTGAAACCGTATCCAAGGCCCTGGGCCATACAAGTCTAAAAACAACACAAATTTATGCCAAGATCGTAGATAATAAAGTTGCCGCCGATATGCGAAAAATCGATAATTAATGTTAATTTTAAATTAAAAACATGAAACATTTTATTATTACGATACTTTTTGTAACCTTTTCGGGCTTAGTATCTGGCCAAAATACAAAATACAAAAACGATGATAATACCTTTATTATCGCCAATTTCGACCAAACAAAGTTTGCAAATATTCAGAAAATACTTATTATTAATGGATATACAATCGAAAAATACGATACTGATTTAAAGATAATACAAACCAAACCAAAGCCAATTGCCGGTTCCGTATATGCATACAATTTAAAAAATGCAATAGTATGTTATATCAATAAGACTAATTTAATTATATATAGCAATTACACTTTTGAGTATAACAACCTAAATGGCGGAATGACAAACGCAAGCGGTAAAGCACGATACCACCGCCGCAAAAATGTAGGTTCGCGCATTGCCTTTGATGAAACAGAAAAAAATGTAAAACAGATAGGTTATAAATACAGTGTGGTTAATCAGTAGATTTACTATTCAATAATTTTGTTTTTAATTCTAAAATTTCAGTTTTTAAATCCAAAATCGTTTCGCGTAATTCCATTACCAATTCAGAATTTTTAATTTTTTGTGTATTGTATTCTGCTGATGGCTCATTAACTGCGTTAACACTCGTTTTATTTAAATACATATTTGGTTCTAAACTTAATAAATAATTCGGGTTAATACTAAGTTTAGTAGCTAACCGATGGGCAAGTGTAGAACTTAAATGGATTTTACAGGCTTCAATTTTTGATAATCGGCCCTGATCAATGCCCATAACATCGGCCATTTCTCCTTGGCTTAGATTTAAATCATTGCGACACAATTTTAACCGTTCGCCTAACACCTTGTTAATCATAACTTTCGGGGTTTAATTAAATTATTTATGCAAAATATATATAATTCTCATTGTTTTTATGCACAATATATATATATTTGATGCGTTATATATATCTAATATATGCAATAAAGTAATATAAATCAAATTTATTTGACAAAATGACCAAAATAAACGACAAATTAAAGCCGATATTTAAAGAGTTTTTGCCAGTTAACGCCGCAAACATAATTCAAAAAAACCTTAAAAACAAAGGCCTTAACTACTCAATTGGATACATTCGCGAGAACCTTAGACCTAATGCAAATAGTTCTAACAATAATATACTAAATGAAGCAGTTGAAATATGCACTTCTATATTAGATAAACAGCTTTTGTTAATTGAAAAAAAAGAAAAATTAAACATTAGTTAGTGTCATTAAAAAAAATTTGCAAATTAGTATGTTCATATTGCATATTATATGCATAAACCACAAATTGATATGACAACAGAAGAAAAAACAATATTAAAATTGGCCGTTTTAAACGATTTAATGGGCATTGAATTATCAACAGTTAATATCGATGTAATACTTGAACAATCCACAAAATGCAAATTAAAAAATGCCTTAAAAAACGCCAATATTTTAACCGAACATTTTGATGGCTTGATTGGCGATGCGAAGAAATCCGAATATTTCGGCGAGTTGTGCGATTATATAAGCAATCAAATCGATAATTTATTAAATACAAAATAATGGATACCATACTTGCCATAAAAGAAGTTGATTTAAACGCCTTAAAATCCGAAATGTCAGGCATACGCTCCGAACTGGAACGAATAAAAGGATCTAATCAACTTAAAACACTCACTAAAAATGATATATGCGATGCAATGAATTGGGATCCTTCAACATTTGAACGAATGCGAAGAAATCCAATATTACCATTACCCGCATATAAAATGGGTGGTATTAGGGTTGATTATAACGCATTTATTGATTGGAAAACAAAATATATACAATATCAAAAAGAAGGTAAGATATAATGGAAAATAAACCCGAACGCCCAAAAGAAAAAACGCCACTAGATGAAACACTTACATTTTTTACATCCGTCATTTGTGAAATGAGCCATCCCGATTATGAAGATTTAACGATCGAGTACAAAACAACCGAAATCGAATTACAAACCCTTAATAATAATTAACTATGGATATTTCAAAACCACGCCGCGATACAATAAAACGCGCATTAATAGTTTATCAAACTGTATTATTGGGTAAAAAATACGAAAATATTATACCAATAACCGATGCACAAAAGGAAATAGCAACCGCAAAAGATATTATCGACGATCTTAATATGCTTGATTCGCTTGATGAATGCGAACCCAAAATACCAACAGGGCCAGAGCTTGAACAATTCATAAAAGAAGAAACCGAACAATTTATTGAAGATGTTAAATTTTCCGATATGGAAATAAAACCAGTTTCAAAAAATGCAAACAACTAAAACAATACGCGAAATTATTATTTGCACATGCTGCAAAGGAACCGGCAAAGCACGATTTAAAAGCCAGGAAAGAGGCGTTTACTATGAAACATGCCCCCCCTGTAATGGAGCCGGACGAGTTAAACAAATAACAACGATTAATTATGAAAAGATCAAATAAAAAACCAAGTGTATTGCATGTACTTACTATTATAGCAAGTTGCATAATATTATATGTAAGCGGTTTAATTACTTGTGTATTTATTTGCGCTTCTACCTTCTCAAATATTAACGAAGAACAGTTAATTGAACATGGCCACGAACAAGGCCGCCGCCAAATTTTAGATTCATTAAACAATGTAACCGATTATGGCAAAAACAGAGATACCAGAAAAAACCCGTTTACAATCGATTCAAACGGTGATTTTCACGCCACAAATGCACATTGAAAATATTAATAAAATGTGTCGCGATTCAATAAACAAGAAAAGCCGAACCACGAAAATTAAAAGCTTTTCAATAAAAAACCATTTAATGAATAATAACAAACCCCGAAATACAAAACTATTAATGGCCGGTTTAACACTTTTGCGCCGTGGTGTACAGGTTGAAAATAAAGAAATTATACCGGTTATATACATGAAAACAAAACCAGGATCCTGGAAAGTGTTTTCTTTTTTAAAATTTCCTGATGCGCAAATCCGCGATAATGCAATTACCGATTTATTAAAAGCTGAAATTAAATACATCGAAATAATATGATACGAAAATACGATACATTTTCATTGGCCGGTGGTTTATTAACATTACATAACGCCCCAAAAAATGCAAAAATCACAATTACCGGCGATAAATGGACCGAAGAAGATATACAGTTTTTAATGAAAAACTATTCCATTAAATTAAACTCAGATATTGCCAAAAGTTTAGACCGAACAACCGGAGCGATTACAATGAAAGCGCATAAATTAAATTTGCGTAAGAATTTGAGCCAATCGGAAAATCATATAAAAATATTATCACAAAAAAACACCATCAAAAAAACCGAAGGTGTTAAAATTACTTCTATTACCATTCGTTACGAATTAAAAAAGCCTTATTATTTTATCAAACTTTCAACCGATAAATGGGAATACTTACACCGCCATATTTTCGAACAGGTTGTTGGACCAATACCAAAATATTACATAGTACGATTCAAAGATGGCAATACACTCAATTGTGATATTAACAATTTACTATGTATTACACGCGCGCAGCATGTACAATTAAACCATAACAACATTAAACAGGCTGTTAGCTTAAAGAATACATTAAATAACGCCCCAAAGATTAAATAAAACATGGAAGGTTGGATAAAATTACATAGAAGATTAACAAAACATTGGATTTGGACCAATGAAAAATACTTAAAATGTTGGATTTGGTTTTTAATTAGGGCAAATCATAAAACCGAAAAAGTATTAATCGATACTGAATTAATCGAATTAAAACCAGGCGAATTTATTACATCAATTCACAAGATTGCAGAAGCTACAAAGCTAACAACCCAAAATGTACGAACTATTTTAAAACTCTTACAATCTGACAAAATGATCAACAAGGCCAGTAATACGCGGCTAACAAAGATAACTATTTGTAATTATGACGATTACCAAGTTACACAACAAACATACAACAAGCCAACTAACAAACTGGCAACATACGGCCAACAAAGTGCCAACAAACAGCCAACAACAGACAAGAATGTAAAGAATGAAAAGAATGAAAAAGAAAATTTATATAAAGGCGATTCAGAAAATTTAAAAAATGATTATTACCAAGCACAATTAAACGATTTGTGCCAATGGTTCGAAATATCAGAACAAAATAATTTTAATTCGTATCGTGATATAGTTAATTTCCTTACAACAATAACCCACCGTTCAAAATTAAAATATTTCGCCGGTCAATTTGATTTCTATAAAAAGTATAAAACTGCATCAAATCAACAAATACATGGTATACCAAATTTTATTGGCGATAATACCAATAATAATTTTTATGAAAATGGTGCATGGAATGCCGAAAACTGGCAAAAACGATATAACGATTATAATAAAAAAGCAAATCCAGAAGATAAAAAGCAAACATATAAACGCAACCAAATACATTATGATTAGGAAAATGAAGATATACACGCCACAGTTACAATGCGTATTTATATGCATGGTAACGGTCTGGCGGTATAAAATGGCTTGATCTAAAGCAACGAAAATGAAGATAGATTTTATTAAACATAGATATTAATATTAACCATTAACAAGCTGTTTTATGACCGCTTGTTAGTATTTGTACGGACTAATAACTAATAATTACACAATGAAAAACGAACGAACCAAAGTAATAAATGCAAGGCATAAGTATGAAATTGCTTGCGATGCTTTAGAGATTAAAATTAGGGAAGTTTGCGCATTTAACGCTCGATTAACATGGTGCGTAGGGGATGGGCATTTAGTATTAAATGAAGAAACTTCTAGTGTTGCGCTTTTAGGCTGCCTTGAAAATGCAACTGTTAAAAATAAACTAACCGCAAAAGAACATTTAATGTACTGCATTTAGTATTGATACTAACTACTATATAACAAACATTAAATTATTAACCCCTGAAAAACAATAATATATGAAAGTAAAATACAGTCTTATTTTAGAAAAATATGAAAAGTACCTAAAATATAAAAATTACAGCAAAACAACAATAAATACTTATATGTATTACGTAACTGAATTTTTAAATACAATTGATAAGTCGCCGGCTCATATAGCATTGAAAGATATTGAAAGCTATCTATTGAATTATAATTATAGTTCAATATCTAAACAAAATCAGGTGATTAGCTCCGTAAAGCTGTTTTCAAAACAGGTTTTAAAACTATATGTATCTAAAATTTCACGTGAACGACCACGCAAACCAAAAACATTGCCGAAAATAGTAACAAAATCCGAAATGTTACAAATATTAAAATCAATTAATAATTTAAAACATAAGGCCATTATATCACTAATATATGGCTGTGGTTTACGCATTAATGAATGTATTAATGTGAAAATATTTGATATAAACGGATCCGAAAAACTATTAAAAATTATTGCCGGTAAAGGGAATAAAGATCGTATAGTACCAATAAATACGGATTTAATTGAAATCTTACGAAAATATTACAAAGCCTATAAACCGCAAAATTATTTATTTGAAGGCCAAAAAGGGTTTCAATATTCAACTACCAGTATTAGAAAAATATTAGATCGTGCGACAAAAGCCGCCGGAATACAACGAAAAGTAAAAGTACACCATTTACGCCATTCGTATGCAACGCATTTATTGGAAAATGGTGTTGATCTTACATACATTCAAGAAATTTTAGGCCATAAAAACCCAAAAACAACCCGTATATATACCCATGTAAGAACATCGCATTTTAAGAATTTGAATTTAGTAACGATAAATTAATATGAACAGAATACCCCCAACAATACAAGATATAAAAGATTTACAAAACGGTTTGTACAATCCAAATCATATTACCCCACAAATAGTAAAATGTATAAAATGTGGCTTAGTTATTAATTTATCCGATAAATCAAAGCATTGTAACTGTTTTAAAAAATACAAACTATACATCGAAAATGAATAATAAAAACAAATCATACGATTATGGTAAAATACCGCCGCAAGCCTTAGACATTGAAGAGGCGGTAATTGGTGCCGTTATATTAGAAAAAAACGCCATTCTAATGGTTAATACTTTTTTATCCTCAGAAATGTTTTATAAAGAAGCACACCAAAAGATATATAATTCAATAATTGAATTACAATTAAATTTTTTACCAGTTGATTTATTAACCGTTACCGAACATTTGCGAAAAAACAACCAATTGGATATGGTCGGCGGTCCTTTTTATTTAACTGAATTAACCGGCCGTATTTCATCCGCTGCAAATATAGAAACACACGCACGGATTATAGAACAAAAATACATACAACGCCAATTAATACGTATTTCGTCAGAATATCACGATAAATCGTTTGATGATTCAATCGATGTAAACGATTTAATCGATTCGTTTACCATTGATATAATGAAAATTAACAACGGAGTAACCAAACAAATACAACAAATTGGCCCCGCCGTTGATAAAAGTATGGATTATATCGCCGAATTAATGACCGGAAACGTAAAACCATACGGATTAAAAACCAATTTAAAAGCATTCGACAACGCAACAAATGGATTGCAAAAAGGTGTTACCATAATAGCCGCCCGCCCTGGAATGGGTAAAACATCTTTTATACTTCAATTAATTAACAATATTACAGTCGATCAGAAGATCCCAACAGCATTATTTGAACTTGAAATGTTCGAAGATCAATTAATACGTTGGATGCAATCACAAAGAACAGGAATACAAAACCAACGCATAAAAAAAGCATATGGATATTTAGAAACCGAAGATATAAACCAAATCGAAAAAGAATCTTTTAAACTGAAACATGCACCATTGTATGTTGATTTTACACCGGCAATAAATATCATACAATTACGATCAAAAGCAATTCAACTAAAAAATACACACGATATACAATTAATTGTAATTGATTACATGCAATTAATGGGTTCCGTACATAAACACCAAAACCGCGAAGGTGAAGTTGCTGAAATTTCGCGCGGTATTCATGAATTATCAAAAGAACTTGATATACCAATTATTGCATTATCACAATTAAATAGATCAGTATTAAGCCGAACCGATAAACGGCCATCATTGGGTGATTTGCGCGAATCTGGATCGATCGAACAAGATGCCGAAACGGTAATTTTTATACACCGCCCCGAAAAATACGGAATTTTAGAAGATGAAAATGGCGCATCATTAATTGGAGTTGCCGAACTAATTTTTGCAAAAAATCGCGATGGTGATAATATGCCGGTCGAAGTACGTTTTGATGGTGCAACATTATCGTTTACAGATTTAGAAACCGAACACCCCGATTTCAGGATTGAACCACTAAAAGATGATAAACCATTTTAATTATGAAAGAAAAAAAATATATACAACTTGGTTATACGTTGTTGGATGTTCAAAAAGTAGTGGAAAACTATTTTATAATGGATCCAGGCGAATTAATAAGTAAAAACCGCGGTCGTAATATATTAATACCGCGCCAATTGGCACATCATTGGTGTTATGTAAATAAAGAAAAATATAATTGGACACTTGCACAAATCGGTGCATATATTGGAGGTAAAGACCATGCCACGGTTTACCATTCATACAAAACTATTGAGCAACTAAACGATACAAAATACATTTTTGATTTTTGTTTAATTAGTAAACATATAGAAAATATAAAAAACGATATAAATGCCGACATTGCCAAAAAACAACAAAAAGCGGCCATGGGAACCAGACCGCAAACCATACGGAAAACAACAGGGCCGTTTAATAACAACCAAATTTTACCAGTCGCCGGCATGGCGGTCATTCCGCAACCCATACATAATGGCCAACCCATTATGCGAAGAATGTTTACAACATGGCAAAACTGTAATGGCCAAAGTGCTGGACCACATAAAACAAATAAATCGATTGGATCCCTACGACACAAAGAACGGGAAATACGGCGAACCATTGAGCGAAGAAAATGTACAATCGCTTTGTGAACATTGCCACGCGGTTAAATCAGGAAAGGAACGATGGAACAAATAAAAACAATATTCGAATTAATTAAACTGTTTGCAGCCGATCAGGATGTTGCGCCAAACAGTTGTAAATTATATATTACAAATATTAAATTGTTTATTCGATGGTGCCAACGGCAAAATAAAGATCCTGAAAGCATAAGAAAACCCGATATTATTGGATATAAAAACGATTTATTTGCTAATAAATATAGCTCTTTGACCATCGATTCACGTATTACATCATTACGCAAATTTTATAAATGGTGCGATACAAACGAATATTACAACGACATAACAATTGGTATTAAAAACCCGAAGAAATACCAAGGATATAAAAAAGATCCTTTAACCATTGACCAGGTAAATACATTATTAAACTCAATAGATCGAACGACCATTACCGGCAAACGAGATTTTGCAATAATTAATTTAATGTTGCGCACCGGATTACGTACAATAGAAATTACCCGCATGGATATTGGCGATGTTGAATTAAAAGAAGGAACATATTATTTAAACATACTTCGTAAAGGATCCCAAGGCAACAAAACCAAAATATCAATATCCGATAAAACATATGATCCAATAAACGATTATTTAGTTGAACGCTTAAATGTTGACGATTCAAAACCATTATTTGTTGTTACATCTTACAACTGCAAAGGTTCGCGAATTAACACCGCCGGATTATCACAATTAATTAAAAAGCGATTATTAAAAGCAAATATCAATTCGAAAAAAATAACCGCCCATTCATTAAGACATACCGCAGCATTAAACGCATTAAAAATTGGTGCATCCTTGTATGATGTACAAATGTTTTTGGGCCATACAAGTTCCAATACAACGCAATTGTATATAAAGGCGATTAACGAAGAAAAAATACTAATCAATACACCTAATCGAATGTTAGACGGTGTATTCTAATAACGATATAAAAACAACTAATTATGGCATTTTTTAACAAAAAGCTAATGCCTACATACATAAAGAAGTAATTTATTAATGTACTAACGAAATACAATTAATTGAAATGAATAAAATACTAAATGATAAAATAAAATACAGTATTGATCTATTAAAACGGAGCGAAAAACTTGCGTTGCAATACAATGATTTTGGTTATCATTTAGCTTTTTCAGGTGGTAAGGATAGCCAAGTAATTTACGAACTATGCAAGATGGCTAATGTTAAGTTTAAAGCATTCTTTTATAAAACCTCAGTGGATCCAAAGGAATTATTATCATTTATTCGAAATCATTACCCCAATGTTGAGTGGATCCGGCCCAAATACACGATGTATCAATTAATATTAAAAAAGGGCATGTTACCATTACGACAGGCGCGTTTTTGTTGTCAACATTTAAAAGAACGCAACGGCATTAATGCGGTTGTTGTAACAGGTATTACAGCGGCCGAATCTGCAAAGAGAGCAAAACGCAAAGAGGTTGAACACAGTTGTATAAAGGGCCAAGATAAAATATTTATACATCCAATATTTAATTGGAGTATTTCAGAAGTAAAAGAGTTCTTAAACTATAATAATATTTCGATGTGTTCATTGTATCAAACGCAAACCCGCATAGGTTGTATAGGTTGCCCAATGGCACCGAAACAAATGCGCAAAGATTTTAGAGCAATGCCAAATTTTAAAAAAGCGTATATCAATACAGTACAAAAACTAATAAGCGAAAAAGGAAAATATACAGAGTTTGAAAACGCCGAAGATGTGATTAATTGGTGGTCGAGTGGCTTATCACGGGCCGTTTACCTTGCTAATAAAAAACAAAAATGTATTGAATTTGAACATAACAATTAAAACCAAATAATTATGAGAAAACTAATCCTTTTATTAATAGTATTTAGCATCATTGGATGCGAAGAAACCGAGTACATACCGGATAATGAGATAACAATTAATGCATTGTATTACCGCAACCGCGAACAATTACCAGTGCAAACAAAGTTATACACTCTAAAGGTATATTTAATGCACTCAGTAGAACCCGGAACAATGGGCGGTTATACAACTATTTACGATGGTATTGTTAATACATACGATGTTGTATTAACCCAACAAGATTTGGAGTTTGGCCGGTACTGTATATACATAGAAAGATACGATTTAACCGGCTCACTTGAAATAATATATAAAGGCGGTAACATTCAGTTAGATATAATAATGAAATGACTAATAGTAAACTAAATATTGCATTAATTGATGTTGATGGAACCAAGTTCCCAAACATTGCGTTAATGAAGATTGCGGCATATCATAAAAATAATGGTGATGTTGTAGAGTGGTATTTTCCATTTAACAAATATGATATAGTTTATAAATCAAAGGTTTTTACGTTTACACCTGATCACTACGGATTTATTAATAATACTAATAAAATAATACAAGGCGGTACGGGTTATGATTTATTAAACGAATTACCAATTGAAATTGATAAGATACAACCCGATTATACAATATATCCTAACTTAAAATATACTTATGGTTTCATAACTCGCGGTTGCCCTAATAATTGCAAATGGTGTGTTGTTCCCACAAAAGAAGGAAACATAAAACCATATATGGATATTGAAGATATAACACAGAATCAAAATGGTGTAATACTCATGGATAATAATATATTGGCAATTGATTATGGTATTAAGCAGATTGAAAAGATAATTAAACTAAATATTAAAGTTGATTTTAATCAGGGATTAGATGCAAGGTTAATAAACAATGATATTGCAAAGCTATTATCTAAGGTAAAATGGATTGAATCAATACGTTTTGCATGTGATAGTATTAGTATGATTGACCATGTTATTAATGCAATGGAGTTACTCGAAAAACATGGTGTTAAACGGTATAGATTTAATAATTATCTATTATTGAATGGCAATATTAACGATGCATATTATCGTGCAACTGAATTAAGAAAATACGGTGCAACTATAAATGCGCAACCATTTAGAAACTTTAAGGTTAATAATGTGATACCACAATGGCAAAAAGATTTCGCCAGATGGTGCAACCGCCGTGAATTATATAAAAAAATAGATTTCAAAGAATATGAGGCAAGAAAAGGATTCTATTGTAAAGAATATTTTAATTAATAATATATAAAGCGATGAAAACATTACATTTAAATCTAATGCGTGTATGGTTCGATATGGTACGAATTGGCACTAAGCCAGAAGAATATCGCGATATAAGTTTATTTTATATATCGCTTTTATTTAATTGGAATAAACAACCTAATTGGAGTAGGCAAGATTATTTAAGAGAATTTCAATACCATGGTAATGAATTAAAATTGATAGAGAAGTATTTAAAAGATTTTGATACTGTTACATTCTCTCATGGTTACGCAAAGGACCGCGACCAATTCCAAATTAAATTGTTCGGTATTGATATTGCAGAAGGGAAACCAGAATGGGGCGCGATACCAGGCAAAAAGTATTTTGTAATAAAGTTGGGTAAGCTAATTAAATGAAAAGATTTAAAAACACCATGAACAGTACAACAAGGGGGGGGCGGGTTTAATCTCTATACCTTTAAATTATATAAT